GAGTCTGATTCAGTAAGCAACTCGCCGTATAATTCTTGTCTGCCCATACGAGTGCCGGCATAGCGAGCCTGCAACTCTAACAAGGCTTGCGGTGCCAGATTAGCGGCGTTGTCGAAAGTCGAGCCTCTGACTACCTTCACGCTTCCATCATCTCGGTTTACTAGATTACGAATCAGCGATACGGGTCGCGGGGTTGTGGTGATAACAGTTCGAGGATGGCTTCCTAAGCGCATACCAAACTGAAGTTGATCCCAAGTGTCGGGATAACGCCAAGCGGCTAATTCGTCACACCAAGCCCCGTGGTGTTGTGGTCCACGCAAGCGGTCAGGCTCATCGGCTGAGAAGAGCTTGATCTTCGAGCCGTTAGTGAGGGTTATTGCGCCCTGTGACCTGTTGTAATCTGCTAGGGAGCCGTAATCTCTGAGGATGTTGATGATTCCAGACTCACCCTCAGCGCATACATCGCGCACATCGCCAAATGTCGGAGCAACGATCGCCCATCGGGTGTTGTTCTGAGTTGTCGCTTCCCACGCTAGCCACTCAGCGGCAGTTCGAGTTTTGCCAGCACCGCGCCCTGCTAGATAAAGATAGATCGACCAATCTTCTTTACTGTTCGGTAACTGCTCCGGTCTGGCTAGTTCCCTCGCCCACGATAATCTGCGCTTCCTCAATTTCTCGTATTTGGTCGATAAGTCTTTCTGTGCTTTCGCGTAGGTAGATTCCATCGTATGTAGTCACCTCCACCTCAGTCTTGACTGGCGTATCAATGCCGAACATTTTGGCATCTCGCTCTAATATCTTGAGCATAACCTTAATTGCTTCTAAGTCACCACGCTCAACCGCTGGCCAAATAGCCAAGAGAGCAACTTCTAGTCTTTCCTTATGCAGATCGCGGATCTCATTAGCAAGAGTTTCATCTTTCGTGCGATTCACATAACGCTTGAAGGCAGCTCTGGCACCTGATTCATTGGCATAATCTAATTTGTCGGCAATCTGCTGAAAGGTCGCACCTGCTACGCGATACTGCCAAACCTTGATCTCGCGCTCAAAAGTATCGTGATCTAGTTTGACCACATTCGTAATGTTTTCATTCATAGTCGCATTACGCTTCTTGAGCGGTTGGCAAGGATTGCACTTGCACCTCGATACCGGAAGTATCGCGGCTCGCTATTGAGCCTTCAACCGCAGATGGATAAGGCAAGCGTAACTTGTCCACTTTTCTACGCATAGCCTTGTCTAGGGGATAAATGTAACGATATTTGCCTTTCATTTCTCTTGCTGGTAATTGCTTTTGTTGCTCTTTAGACAACTTAGCAATTTCCGGAACAGTTCCAAACCCTGTAGGTCTAAGCATACGAGAGTGAAACCACTTGCCTTTATAGTAATACTCTTTGCTCGCAGAGCTTTGCCCGCAGTAAATCCAGTTCATCGCTTGATAGATTATGCCTTTATGGTCGTGTTCTGGGTCAGCAAAACTTACGATCAAACGCAAGCCCGGATTTGACTCTTTTAGATTTTTAATTGTTTGCGACACAATCTGACTAACTGACGCTTTGTGTTTGTTCAGAGCAACTCTCACTAATTCACAACATTCGATTTGGCTTAACCCGTACGCTGATCCCAACTCAGGTGATGCCCCGCGCCCATAGATAACTGCACCGATATAGACATCATCTTCCCATACCCCGTAACTTATCAACTTGCCGATAGGCATTTGTTGAGAGTAGTGCCAATTCATTACAGCGTATTTAGCGGCTTCATATGAACAAGGCGCAATTACAATACTCATACAGGTTCGATCTCACCTTTTGCGCCCACACGCCATTCGAATGAACATTGAGGGCACATATTTGATGCGCGTTGATCTAAGCGTGGTTGCTCGATATCTTCCGGCTTGAAATCTGGCAATACAGTTTTCTCAAAGCCTAGTAGATCGATGCTCCAGCCTAGATCGCTTAGTTCGTCTAACTGTCGTGAAAGTGTAATTTGATCCCACTCTGCTAACTCAGCTGATCGATTGTCAGCGAGCGCATAAGCCTTCGCGGTTTCAGCATCCCAGTCGCTAGGGCAGAGACTTACGGCAATCTCAGTCCACCCAAGCAATTTAGCGGCTTCGAGCGTTCCGTTGCCGGCTATTACTGTTCCGTTATGAACGACTATCGGCTTGCGTTGTCCGAACTTATCTAAACTTGCAACAATCGCATCAAGGTTGCGTTTGGAGTGTTTCCGGGCGTTCTGCGGGTCGAGTGTCAAACTGTCGATCGTTACTGTTTCCAATTTCATTGAGAGCCTCTAATCTTGCGTCAAGTAGTGAATCCATCTCACCCATCAAAAAAGCCTTCCTTTGGTGGGTGAGTCTATTTCCATAACGATCCTTCAATAATTCGGCAAGATGAGCGATCGCTTCGTCAATGTCAGCAATCGTAATCTCATCCTTGTCGATAATCATAGGAACCATTTTAGCGTTTACGGGCTTGGCGTTTTTCCTTATACGCTCTCACATCGTCAGCGAGATAGAATACGACTTTACCTTCTCGCTTGACCCAAGCAATCGTTTTGCGAAATTGCAGTTGGCGCAAATTGTTCATCGTGATTTCTAAATGATCTACGACTTGTTGCGATGTCCATAGCTCTTCTACCACGATGGCGTGTCCTGAACTACGCTGTTGAACTGTGAAGCGTTTGTTGTTGTCTTGCGAGGCTTGATGTAGAAGTCTGTGCCAGAAATCTCTAGTGAAGTCTTAGTTTCGCCATCTTTAGCCTTGTATGTAGATTGAGATAACTTGCCAACAACTGCAATACGATCGCCCTTTTTAAGGTTTTCGATTACTGCATCTGACTTACTGTTCCAGAATGTAACGCGGAACCAAATTGTTTCGCCATCTTCATACTGTCCGTTTATTTTCTTACGAGGTGTGTGAGCGAGCGAGAATGATGCGAGAACTTCATCTTTGAGCATCTTAATCTCTGGATCTGAACCTAAATTGCCTTCAATCATAATCTGATTCATTTGTGTGCCTTTCTTGTTTGGATTGCTTACATTACACCGATTCTATGCTCCCGTCATTTTTCAAGATTACCCAGTTCCCATCGGGTTGCAAGAATGGTTCTGTTTCGGGATCACTCCAACTGCTTACCATCCAGCCCTTATCGGTAGCCATAGCGGGGTTTTTGTGAATTGAGCCGGTTCCTAGATTGTGACATTCGTGATGCACTCTGATCAGATTAGAAACTGAGTCTTTACCACCTCTTGATTTCAGTTTTCTATGATGTAGAGCCATAGACTCGAGAGCAGGGTTTCCGCAGGTTTCGCAATAATTCCCAGCTCTCGCTTCTACGAGTGCAACGATCTTTTGATCCACTTAGTACCAGCCGTATCTCTTTTCGTGTTTCCACGCGGCGCAGGGTGAGCCGTAACGCACCGAAATATAGTGCAGACCATAGTCAACCTGCTTGATAGCATTAGCGGTTTTGCGCACATTGTAATTCTGCCAAGTGCTAGGCAAAAATTGAGCAATCCCAAACGCTCCAGAAGATTTGTTTAGAGCTTTAGGATTCCAATGCGATTCCTGAGTCCATAACTTGTTAAGGCAGGAGAACTGCTCCTTGCTTGGCATCTGCATTAACGCATACAAGCGAGGGTGCATTAAAAACGAGATGTTTTCTTTAGGCGCAAAAGCGGCTTGCGCTCCTACAGTTTGGAAAGATCCCACCACGAAGGCTACTAAAAGGATCTTGCCCCACGCCTTTATTAAGCGTCCTTGCCCCGTTTCGTGCAGACTTCGCAGATGTTTCCTTCATAAATCCATTGACCGCACTTATGGCGGCTAATCTTTGTTTCATCCATTTTCGTTCATCCTTTCGGGAGATAGCGGACAGAATTAGTTTACCTGCTATTTACTTCCACCCCAACCGGTGCCCTTGAAAGACACGCCGAAGGGAGAAAATACACGCTCAATCTTTCCGCAACATTCTGGAGCTTCAGGTGTTTCGTGAATCGAACAGATGACCTCGAAATGATCTTCGCATCCTAAACACTTGTATTCATAAGTTGGCATTTGGCACCTTCATATGTAGATTCAATTTGTGGTAGTACATTAACTGGTTGTCAGGTGCTTTGACTACTACACCATTCACTAGATAGCCTTCAGTATCGATTTCGTGTATAACTCGATAATCGCAATCTAACTCTTCGCACACTTCAATAATCGTCACGCTAACTCCTTTTCTACAGCTTGAATCGTGCGACAGTTTTCATAAAGAGTTGCAACACATCCAGAACATAATATGTCGTTTGGTTTATGCAATTCAACTACCGCGAGAAGGGCTTTAGCCCCAGCAACCCACCCATTGGCTTGATTAAAAAGTTCTGATGTTTCGCTGTATCTAACTGCTTCTTTTATCTCTGTTAGCAATTCATCGTGAGTCATCATCGCTCGCAATCATCATCAGAACTGCCGTGATCTTTACAGTAGTAATAACGCTTGCCGTAATCAGATGCACAATGCGGGCAGTTTTCTACATCGTCAACTATTACAGCTTGTTTGTCGGTGTATTCTTCATCGCAATTCAAGCAATACGCCAAACCTTCTGACCAATCAGTTACCCATTGACGATGAGTCTTGATACGGGCTTCGCTCAATGAAGTCACTTTATACCTCATATCCCAATGCACTTTTCGGATGTGCCCCAGCAATAGCCGGTGCCTGTCCACCAGATGTGATTGACAAGATAGTAAGCTGCGATAAAGCCAACGATCGCCAAAGTACCGAACACAATACGGCGGCGGATTATATATTTACGATCCATTTTCTTAATCATCGATTCCTGCTTTCATTAGTTCGACATCTATTTTTAGAGCGCACCATTCGCACTCGTATATTGCATCTTGCATTTCGATTAGGTGAATGATTAAACGATTTACGAATCCACCTTTAGAACCGCACCACGCGCACATCATTCTTCGTCATCCAAAAACCAATATGAATCATCTTCAAGCCAAACTAAGGCGGCGAAGATTGCGCTAACAAGTAGCGATCCCAAAATAATTACGCTCAGCATTACAACGCACCTCCGTAATTTGTGGTTATCATATAAGTATCATCGGCGGTATCGAAATAAATGCGATATTCATAGCCGAGTGCTTCTAAAAATGCTTTGATGAATAAAACGCTTGGGTATCCATCTGCCCAGTAAGCGCGAAGAAATGAATAATCAACTTCTGGAGCTTCTTGGATTCTAAAATCAATGTCCTCGAAACGACCCTCTTGCTTTTTCCAAGCGTTCTGAGTCTTATTCCAATCGGTTGAATTAATTGTGAGTTGCTCAAAATCTGTGTGTGTAATTTTCATTTGCTCGCCTTCGTTTCATTGATTGTCATAACTTCATTGAAAAGGTCTTGAGTTGCTTCTAGCGCGCCTCCCAAGTAACAGTGCGCCGCATAAGATTCTGAAGTTTTTTCTACTTCGTGAATCCATTTAGTGTGATCTAAAGCCTTTTTAAGATTAGCAATATGATTTTCAAATATATCTATTAAATCAGTTTCTTCTATAGACATTTATGCAACCAACTCTGCATAACGAGGGTCAAACATCATCGCTTGCGCTTCTTTTGCAGTGCGAATGATCTGTAGTTTTGTTGCTGAACTGAAGCGAAAGTCATCAAACCAATTGCATACAAATTGCTGGATTTTGGTTGCTTGTTCTGCATCAATGTTAAGCCCGTTAACAATGATTTCTGTATAAGCGTTCATTTTTGCCTTCTTTCGTTTGGGAGCTTGTTGCTCTGTTAACGGAAAGATTACGCTGATAGATTACGAAAGTCAAGTATTTACGGCAAAAAGTTTGATATCTGCGCCCGGCGTGTCTGAATAGACTTTTTTAGCATTTATGTCTATTACTTGAGAATCATCGATATATCCGATGCCCGTCAGAGAATCCAGCACTCCGCGGATGTATTTGTCTAGGTCTGGAGCGACTGTCGGGTATTCGCGCTTGACAGTTTTAGGTCGTTTGACCCGGAAAATGATCTCGATTCCGATTGCTCCATCTACCGGCTGTGCCCCAGCGAAGCGAGCAGATAGAGCAACGGTGGAACGCCAAACTGCTAGAGCTGATCCTTGCGAGTGAAGAATATGCCCATTGATAACCTTCATCGAGCCTTGAGGCACAGGTGTGCCTTCGCAACTAAATGAGATCATTTGAGGAATACTAGCGAACTAATGCGACTGTGTCGTTTACGACTTTATGTACGACTTTCTCTCCCGCGGCTAAATAGAAATCGTAAGTGCCCATATGGTCGGGTCCTTCGATATCTTTGACGATCATCTGCTCCCCATTGATGGAAACGAGATCGCCGAATTGAACCTTGTCCGGTGTGACGATAGTCATAACTCCCCTTTCGGTTTCGTAATGCTTACGATAATCATAACAGATTACTTATGAATTACGCCGGATTTGCCCTAGAAGTGCTTTGACTGATTCCGGCATTGGGATCGATTCTGAGGTATCTACAGGTTCAAACCGAGGAGGAACTATCGTTGGAGTATTAGCGGGCTCTCTAAAGCCTGTTTGCGGGCGTTTTTGAGGCAAGGGAGAGTCAAGCCAGCGATCTCCATTGAGCCAAGTAGCCGGATGAGCGGTAAACGAAGGGTCGCGGTTTGGATCTTTAGCGTATCGATCAGCTCCCTCAATGATGACTTCTGAAGTAGTTTTCTTAATCGCTTTGACCCAAGCCTTCATAGCAGAGCCTTTTCCAACTTTGATCGGATATGTATTCCAGAACTTTTCGAAGTCAGGTGTATATATATCTTTTTTTGTATCTGTATCTGTATATGTATGCGATTGCTCACCATCCGCAGAGCGATCGCTTAGCGAACGCTTAGCAAACGCTTGTTTCGCGCTTACAGATGCCTTCTCTGACTTCTCTCGAACTTTAGCCAAATCGTTTTCGACTCGAGCGTGTGTCCAGATATCGCCGTCAATCCAGAAAAACTCGGCAAGGATTTCGCGATTATCTTCCCATTCATCTGCCGTCATTCGAGCTACGAAAGCCAGTCTTTCGCGACTGTTGTTCAACGGCTTTCCTTGTTGCCAATAATTCATCAGCAAAAGAATGTAGGCTCCGTGTTGAGTTGCATTTAAGTGAGCGGTATCCGCTAGATAATCATT